AACTGTGCTAAGTGACACCAGTCACTTAAAAAAGCCAGTAGAAAGGAACTGATAATGGCGTATAGAAAAAAAATGAGTCGTAAGGCGAGTAAAAGAGACTTTACACGTAAAGCAAGTAAAGTATCGAAGAAAAACTACGCATCCGTTATGCGAGGTGGCTATAGAATATGACGTGTTATAGACCTCTCGTTGCTTATAAAAACGATGCAGGCAACGTAGTATTTAATAAGCCCTACGCTTTTGCTAGGGCTTTTAATTTATCTTGCGGCCAATGTATTGGGTGCAGGCTTAATTATAGCCGCCAATGGGCGGTTAGATGTATGCACGAAAGTGCGATGCATGAATCGAATAGTTTTATAACATTAACTTTCGATGAGCAAAGCCTTTGGGAAAGAACAAACCCGATGAGTTTGGATGTTACAGAGTTCCAAAGGTTTATGAAAAGGTTAAGAAAAAGAGTTGGAAAAAAAATACGTTTTTTCCATTGTGGAGAATATGGAGAGAAAAATAAAAGACCGCATTACCATGCGTTAATATTCGGATACGATTTTGACGATAAAGATATTTGGTCAAATCGTGAAGGTATAGAATTATATGTTAGTAAAGAGTTACAAGAATTATGGCCTTATGGTTTTACAACAATAGGACACGTAACTTATCAATCGGCTGCATACTGCAGTCGTTATATAATGAAAAAACAAAGAGGGGAGGCGAGCGAAGACTATTATACATGGATAGACGATGCCGGTGAAATAAGAAAACGTGTACCAGAGTATTGTACGATGAGTAGACGTGAAGGCATAGGATATGATTGGTTTCAGAAATTCAAAAAAGATGTTTACCCTCATGACTATGTCGTAATAAATGGTAAACAAATGAAACCGCCCAGGTATTATGATAATTTGTTACCAGAAGAAGAACTAGAAGAAATAAAAGAGAGAAGAAAAGAAGCAATACAAGACGTCATAATTAATTATGACGAAAAAATGCAACGATTATTTGACAAAGAAGAACTTAAAGAATATAAAATACAAAGGTTGGTTAGAGAACTCTAATCAACCATTACGAGAATTTTTGTCTCGTAGTATATATTATGTATTAACAAATAAGGTGAGGTTTGAGATGGAAAGAAATGTTTATTCAGTAAAAGATAAAGCAACAGGAATGTTAATGAATCCTTTTGTAGAAGTTAACGACGCAACAGCTGTTCGTGCAATGGTTGACTTAATAAGAAACCAAAAGGAACACGCATTTGCGCAACATTCTGGCGATTTTCTTTTAGTAAAGTTAGGTACATTCGACGATGTAAAAGGAATCATCGGCGTGGATGATTATAAACAAATAATGGAAATAATAGATATAAAGGAAAGTTTAGATGGCTGATATATTTGGTTACGCTGGAACACAACCATCAACATTAACACACGATTTTAGTAGAGTTCCGAAGGCGGAAATTCAAAGAAGTGTGTTTAATAGAGACCATGGATTAAAAACAACGTTTGATTCAGGGTATTTAGTGCCCATATTTGTAGATGAGGCACTACCCGCAGATACATTTAATTTAAAAACAACAGGGTTTGGGCGTTTGGCAACGCCTATTAACCCAATAATGGACAATTTGCATATAGAAACATTCTTTTTTGCAGTACCATATAGATTAATTTGGGATAATTGGGAAAAGTTTTGCGGAGAGCAAACAAACCCAAATGATAGCACCGATTATTTGATGCCGCAAATAACAGGTGCAACAGTAGCGAACAGCACGTTATATGATTATTTTGGACTTCCGACAGAGGTAGCAGGAATATCATTCAACAATTTAGTAGGTCGTGCATATAACCTGATATGGAATGAATGGTTCAGAGACGAGAATCTACAGGATAGTGTAGTAGTAGACAAAGATGATGGCCCAGATACCATTACAGACTATACATTATTAAAAAGAGGAAAAAGACATGATTATTTTACATCATGTCTGCCTTGGCCACAAAAAGGAACAGCGGTCAATTTACCGCTAGGTGGCGAGGCAAAAATAGAGTCAAGCGGTACAGGTGCTCAAAACCAAATCGGAGTCGATTGGAATGGCGCGACTAGCCGATTAGCTTGGTCAGGTTCTGTTGTTTATGCAACAGGAGCTGCAACAAGTAGCGGCGAATATTTATTCGCAGATTTATCCACAGCAACGTCAGCAACAATAAACGATTTAAGAGAAGCGTTTCAAATACAAAAACTGTATGAGCGCGATGCGCGAGGCGGTACTAGATATACAGAAATTTTGCAATCACATTTTGGTGTGACTTCTCCAGATGCAAGGTTGCAAAGACCAGAATATTTGGGTGGTGGAAAGCAGATGATAAACATCCATCCAGTAGGACAAACAAGTTCAACAGACGCAACAACACCACAAGGTAATATGAGTGCATTTGGAACGATGGGCGCAAGTGGTGGATTTAGCAAAGCGTTTACAGAACATTCAATAATTATAGGCATGGCTTGTGTGTTTGCAGATTTAACATATCAACAAGGAATGCCACGTATGTTTAGTAGGCGTGATAGATGGGATCATTATTGGCCTGCCCTCGCCCATATTGGCGAGCAAGCGGTGTTAAATAAAGAGATTTACACACAAGGAACATCAGCAGACGAAGAAGTGTTCGGATATCAAGAAAGATTTGCAGAATATAGATATAAAAATTCGCAAATTACAGGAAAGTTCCGAAGTAATTATGGAACATCATTAGACCCTTGGCATTTAAGCCAAGAGTTTAGCGCATTACCCGCGTTAAATGCATCATTTATAGAAGAAGACCCGCCAGTAGATAGGGTTATAGCTGTCCCAAGCGAACCTCATGTTATATTGGATATGCATTTTGATTTAAAATGTGCCAGGCCAATGCCAACATATTCAGTCCCTGGACTTATAGACCACTTTTAATGGAGGTTTTAATATGGATTGGCTTAAGTTTCGCGCTCTTCTATTTGCTAGTAAGCGTTTCATTATACCTGCACTATTGGGTAGTGTTGTGCTTTGGCTTATTGCTAACGGCTTTCAGCCTTGGGCTGATGTCGTATGCGCTTTTTCTGATGCTATCGGAATACCATTAGAGGAGTGTAAATAATGTGGCAACAAATAGCAGCGGCGTCCGCAATGAGTTTATTGGATAATAAACTAAAAACAAGCGAACGTGCGCAAGCACAAAGATACGCGTCAATGATGAGTAACTCAGCCCATCAGAGGCAGATGGCTGATATGCGTAAAGCAGGGTTAAATCCGATATTAAGTGGAAAGTATGGCGGAGCGTCGACACCAAGTGTTGCACAAGCTCCACTAGGTGTGAAAACACCAGAATTTATGCAAAATTTGTCAAGTGCAAAATCAAGTTATGCACAATCGCAAAATACTGAGGCATTAACCAAACAGATATCAAGAAACTTAAATATACCATTTAAAAATTACACATTGTACACGGCTTTAGAAAAAGCCGTAGAAGCAATATCTCCAATGTTAGGGAATATGAGTAAAACAGCGCAAAGCGATGTAATTGGAAAAATGGTAGTACCGCGAGTTAATGTAACAGAAAAATTAGACATATTAGCAGAAAATGTAATGAGAGGCGCACCAAAGTATGACGGTACGCAAGAGAGCTTATTAGCAAGGCTAAATTGGTTAGCGAAACAAGGTTATAAAAAAGTCGAGGAGTATATGACGAAATGAAAGTAGAATTTAAAACAGCTTATGGAAAGCGTCAAAAAGTACAAACAATTGTTGAGGGTGAGAGTTTAACTCAACAACATATGAAAGACGAAGTCGATATCAGAAATATAATAAGGAAACACGATAGAACAGGGATCTTAGACCATGTTCAGCGTGGAGTAGCTCATTATGGAGATTATACAAAAATAAATGAGTATAGAACTTATTTAGATTTTGTAAAAGCGGCAGACGAGAGCTTTCAAGCTCTGCCGTCAAATATAAGGGAAAGATTCCATAATGACGCAGGCGTATTTTATGAATACGCAACAGACCCAAAGAATGAAGGGTCTATGGTGGAAATGGGGCTCTTTGAAGCTCCTAAAGTAGAGGCTGAGGTTCCTCCCTCCTCGGCCTCACCAGAACCAGTAGAAACAGCTCCTAAGACGGGCGATAACACATAAATCGCGAAGTCTTAGGAG